TGTAATATTTGATGGTTCAATATTTGCAAACATATTTCCAAATAAATCACTTAACGGTACAGGATTTTCTTGATCTTCTTTAAATGTTCTAGGGATATATCTATAAATTATTTTACTATTATCCTTGGTAAAATACATTCTAGAAAATCCAATTGAAAGTAAAATAACACCTAGTATTAAAAATGTTTGACTAATCATTAATATTAATTGAGATAATTAATATTTATAAATTTATCTAAATTTGTGAGAAGTTTTTATAAAATTACATACTACCAGACGTTGCAATTTTACTACTTTTACTATCTTTAGCATCTTTACTGGCAGCTAACATCTCCTCAAATACTTTCTTTGCATCTTCTAATTCTTTTTTAACTTTTTCATTCTTCTGTTGATACTTGGCATATTCCTCTTGGGTCTTTTGAACTTCAGCCTTGTTATCCTTAATTTCTTTTTCCTTAACCTTAATTTCTTCTTCTTTGCTCATTAAGGCCTTTTTCTTATCCTCACCCTTTACTTTATTTACTTCTACGTTAACATTACTTTCCTTCTTTTGTTGATCCATAAACACTTTTTCTTCAGCATCATCATCAACTGTTTCACCCGCATCACGTCTCGCTTGTCTGGCCTTGTTTCTTTCAGCCTTTGCTTCGTTATCTTTGTGAGCCTTCATAATTAATTCATTTTTTCTTTGTTCATGAAATTCTTTAGCCTTTTCTTGGTTCTCCAAATAACCCTTCATCATTTCATTTAATCTCTTGTTTTGGTAGTCATGGTCTTTGGCTTTTTCCGGATCATCATCAAAAGGTAACCACTTACCTACTTCACCTACATAGACATTGATATTAGGATCAATATTTCTAAGAAAATCCGCACGCTTCTTAGCTTCTTCTACACTATCATAGCATCCACGAACTTTCATCGTACTAATGGTAATAGGTTCCTTACCTTCTTCTTGTTTAAAGTTTTTAGGAGTGAGAACACTTATGCATACATATTTTTGGTTAGGAACAGCAGGATCTTCATATAAATAATCAGGAGTTGACATTTTATATTAGATATATTTCATAAGCTTTAAATTATTAATTTTATAATATATGTATAAATATAAATTAAATAAATATTTAAAAAAAATAAATCAAATAAATCAAATAAATCAAATAAATCAAATAAATCAAATAAATCAAATAAATCAATTCAGTGGAGAAATAAATCCAGATTTTAAAATGTTTGAATCATGTATTGGTAAGATAAGAAAAGCAAGTGATTCACCTACTATTAAAATTAGATCCCGTGAAGAATTACTTCAATATTTAATAGATAAAAAATCAATTGTTGATCTTGAAGCTAAAATTATAAGTGAACAGCTTAGAATTATTGATGAATATATTAAAGATGGTGAAAGAACAATTAATAAAAGTAAAATTAATCCATCTGATCCAAGATTAGGAACATTTGATGAAGTTATTTTAAGAGAAATAGCTAAAATTGCATTGATGGTTTGTAAAATTAATGGACAATATCCTAGAGATAATCAATTAATTGCTGTTTTACAATTTTTAGAAGGAAAAAATATTCTACTTCAAGCTGGAACTGGTCAAGGAAAATCATTAATTGTAGCAATGATTGCAATTCTTCAAAAAAGAATAAAGGTTCCATATAATGGAAATGATCAAAGACCAATGGCCGTTCATGTAATTACTGTAACTAATGATTTAGCTACAGATGGTCGAGAATCTAATAAAGCACTTTTTGATGCATATGGTTTTAAAGCACGTGGAATTCATGATCAAGGGAATATAGATGATATTATATATGGTACACCATATGATTTTGAAGCTCAAGCTCTTAATGAAGCTAGTGATCCAAGTGTTCCCAAACAATTATTAAATACCAACGTTCGTAGAACTATAATATTAGATGAATCTGATAGTCATCTTGTTGATAATGCTGGTGGTCGAGTTATGACATCAGATCAAGATCCTTCAGCACAAATAGTAAAAGATGTTCTAATATATATTGCAAATGAAACAAGTAAATTTTTTACACAATTTACAAATTATCCAATTTTAACAGGAGTTAAAGCTATAACTGAATTAAGTGATGAGTATGTTACTAAAAAATATCCTAATTTTGTAAATAGATGGAATTCTGAAAAAAAAGTATGGGTTATAAATGCATTTAAAATATTTAACCCAAATAGTGATTATAAACCAGGTGTAAATTTTATTATGGTTAAGAGTTTATACGCTGAAATAGTTGATTTTGGTAAATATAATCCACAAATAAATGTTAAACCATTAATTGATATAATAAATATTTTTTATTCTAATTATAATAATTCAACAATTTTAACTAAATTTAAAAATGAAATTAGTAAATGGTCAATTAAAGAAAATGATTTACCATCTGAATCTAAATCTACTTATAATAGAATAATCGAATTAATTAATTTAATTCATCTTAAAAACAAAGAACAAGTATATGGAATTGTTTTTATGGGTGCAATACAATATTTAGATATTGGTACTGGACAAATTATTAGTAATATGAGATTTAGTAATGGTATTCAAGAATTTTTAGAATACAAATATTTTAAAGCTATATTTACTGAACCTACAATTTCTGTTAGATCATATTCATTATATAGATATATTAGGGAATCAGAATTAATATTTGGATTATCTGGAACTGTTGGATTAGATAAAGATACTCTTGATTTTCAAAGAAAAGTATGGAAAATAGATAAATCTCCAGTTATTTTACCTGAATTTGCAGTTCCTCAACTTGTTGAAATTAAACCATCTATTCATGTTGATAAGATTCAAGAATGGCATGGTGAAATTTTAAAAGAAATAAGATTACGGAATAAAGAACAACCGGTTCTAATAATTACAGAAAATCCAGATCGTGCACGTGATGTATATAATTATCTCAAAACACAATCATTAAATCCATCTATATATGAAGCATCTTCAGATAAACATATTTTAGAAGAAAAATTGGGTCCGAATAGAATTATTATTACAACAAATTTGGGTGGAAGAGGAAGTGATTATCAATATAATTCTAAACTTTCACCTAAAGGTCTTCATGTAATAGTAGGTTTTAATTCAGATGAAGAAAGAATTTTAGCTCAAGCTCGAGGACGTGCGGGAAGAGCAGGTAATCCAGGATCTTGGAGAAAAATTTCATTTGGTTCAATATTAAGACAAAAACCTGATTTAGACAATATTAAAAAGGGGGTTAGAAATACAATTGGTGAAGATGTTATTTTTGAAATATATTTATTTATTAAAGATATAATTAAAAATGAATCTGGTAATAAAAATATATTGGAATCAAGATTAACATATCTTATGTCATGGCTTTCAAAACCAGATATTCGTGAATTATTATTAAATAATATTACAGCAAAATATAATAGTAAAGATGATAGTGTAAATTATGTATTATCAGCGTTTATATTAGAAAAATGGTCAAAAGATGAAAATCCAAAAAGTACTGTGTATTATAATGAAAAAAGTCTTGATTCAATAAAACTTTCATTGAGACTTAAACCTCATTTAGTAGAATTAAAAAGATTAAATTAAAAAAATATTGTTTATTAATATTTTTTTAAAAACCATCTTAAACTCAGAGAGTTTAATGATGCTTTTTTAAAAACCATCAGCATTTTCCGGGTCATGTAACATCTGTGCTAAACTATCTTCACCCAAATCTTTTTCATCTTCATCCATTCCTTCTACATCAATTGCTTCGTTTTCTTCTTTAAAATCATCTTGTGCATCTTTAAGCGCTGCTTGTTGTTCTTCAGTTAATTTTTCCAAATCTTCTGGTTGTTCTTCCAATCCAATATTAGAGCTTACTACATCTTCTGTCTCTGAATATAAGATTAATAAAAATTTATTAATTTCAAAGTTATTTACAGGAGCATATTCTCCCCACATTAAATCAAATATCATTGCAATTAAACTACACAAATTAATATTAGTTTTATCTGAATTCATATCTATCAAACTAATTAATTGAAGTAAAAGATATTTAATTAATATATTATATTTGTTATTTTCTATTATACTATCAGAATCAATATAGTTATTATTCTTATTATTTGTTAATGTTATTGTATCAGGAATATATTTATAACTACTATATACATTCTTCCAATTTTGTAAAAATAAAACAAAATTATCACTTAATATAGTAACGTTTTGTAATCTCAAATTAAATTCTTTAATTAATTTTTCTTCTTTAGTAAGATCTAGCTTTTCAGTATTTTGTTTTTTATTTCTAATGGTGTAAATAATACGTTGAAATTTTTCAATCAAGATTTTATCATGGGATACTTTATTTTGGACAATTTGAGTAATTAATTCATCATTTGTATATAAAATATCACCTCTATATTTAGTTTCATATACAATTTGTTTGTCTAATGGTAAGATATTAACATATTTTTTATATAATCCCATATACTTAATTTTATCTACCAAGGAATAATTTATAATCAAAAATTTATTATTTTTAACTTCAACAAATTCAGTAGCACCTATTTCTTTGTATCCTAAATAAGCTAATGTATAAATATCATAATAACGTTCTGTTTTATTTTCACGATATATAATTACATCTTTTTGTTTAGTAATTTTATCTATTTTAAATGGTTTTATAGGATATCCAGCAATATCATGATTTATGACAAACACTGATCTGCGTAAATAATAATCATCTTTAAATATAGATTGAGATTCACTAATATATTTTTCCATTTTATTTACAAAACTATCTAAAATAGTATCAAAGGGTAATAATTCATGTTGCAAGTTATTAAATAAACTTTCAAGTTTTTCTTGTTTCTTTTTTAATTTATATTCTACTTTTGCCAAATTATCTTTTTGAATTTGAATATTCTTTCTAATTAGTTCAACATATTTCTTTTTAACATCATATAATTGCTCCAATGTATAACTATCTAATTTTAAAATATCAATATTTAACTTTACAGCACCAATTTTATACATTTTTAATAAATCTTTCATTATTATTTGTGTAATTTCATCTGATGTAAATTCTGTAACATATGGATCTTTAGGGATTAAAAAATATCTTCTAAAAATATTTTCACCTTGCCAAATATCAGTATTATATAATTCAAACGGTTTTAATTTACCATCTATTTCATGTCTAAATTGTTTTTTAGTTGTTAATTTTTTACCAATTACTTCATTAGAAGGATGAAGTCTTTTTTCTGTTGAAAATCTTAATTCAGTTAATGTTTGTTCTGATTTTTCACTAGAAAATATAGTTGATAATTTAATAAAATAATTCGTAGATAAAATAGTATATAAATATTCATCTGGTTTTTTAACTTTTCGATCAACTATAATTGCTAACACATGCATAATAGTATGCATAATTCTTAATCGATCTATTGCAGGAATACCCTTTTTAACATCTTGATTTTGAGATTCTGGAGCTAATTCATATATTTTATATCTAATCATCATTGATGCCATATAATAAACTACATAACTCATTAATATATAATTACCTAAATAAACTAAATCATTGGATGTATTAATTCTTAATTTCAAATCATCTAATGTACCCATACCATATTTTTCAAATACAAGAACATTAATTAATTTATCGGGATTTAATGTTAATATATTAGAATTATTAATGTCTAATAACATTATAACTGCAATATGAGTTAAAATAGTATTATATTTCATTCTTTTAAATTTATCAGTATCTCTACTAGAATATACAAAAATATCGTTTTCAACTGGAAATGCAAAGTATTCACTATATTTCGCTCCGGAAGCTTCTTTTAATATTCTTGTTTCATTATCAAATTCAGTAGGGTTTTTAGAACGTAAATCTTGTGAAGATAATAGTACGTCTAATAAATTACGAATTGTTTCTCTTCTTTTAATTACAGAACTAGGATGATTTCCCATATATTCTGTTAAATTAAAAAATGATCCCATTCTTTCAATGATTTTATCTAATGCATTAATTGCTTTTCCAAACTTATTATATTGTCTTTGTTCTTCTAATGGAACTTTAGATTCAGCACTGATTTTCATAAGATCATTTACTTGATAAATATATTTATCTATATTAATAGTTTGATTACAACTATTACAAATATAATCACTGTTGATGTGGTCAACTACATATCTCTTATAGAAATCATTTAATTTTTTAGTAAATGAGGTAGGGTCTCTTTCACGAATACGTTCAATATCACGTAAATCTATATTGTGTTGGCATGATGCAATATCCAATATATTTTCAACAGATGATTCATTTTTACTTACTTTTACTACTACATAATCAAGATTTTTGGGTCTATTATAAACAGGTAGTTTACGAAGATCTTCAGTTGAAAAAGTAATATCACGAATATCAACCGTTTCTAATCTTTGAGGTAAATATGTAAAATATCTTGCATAATTTATTTCTGCCATTTTATCAGAATAAACAGGTATAGGTACAAATTTTTTGGTAATAATACGTAAAATTTCATTAGATTGGTATAATGTTAATGGTGCGTACATTGCAAACATATTTAATATTCTGGATAATGTCAATTCTTCTACTTTGTCATATAATTTACTAATTAATTTTTTAAAATAATTTGGGTCACTAGTATTAATATCATCATATTGGTCTTGTGAAAATTTATCTGTATCTATATCAAATATCCAAAAAGGTGTTTTATTAAATGTTTTATTTTCATTGATTAATTTTTCTAATAAAAATGCTCCTATCTTATATCCATTCGGATTATATTTTCTTACATTTATTGATTTATTTAATTTTAAACATCTGATGTCATAAGGCATATAATTGATATATGTAGGAAATGCTACTCCTATAATATTAGAATTAAAATCATGTTGATTATTGCTTCTAAACATATCATGGGTAATAGTTCTCCATTGCATGTATTTGTTGTGAATGAGTTTTAAAAGTTCAGGATTTTTATTAGCACCAAATCTAAAATTTGTATATCTTAATGCTTCAGTAGTATAATAATGCTTGTGAGAAAATCCATAATGTGCATAATTTTGAAAATTTATATATGGGTATACACGAAAAGATAATAAATCTATAAAACTTGTTACATTTTCAGCATTGATACGTCCTATATCTGCAAACTTTTTCATGATTTTCATTTCTTCTATATCATTTGCAGGAATTGCTTGACGATAAAATAAGGGTTGGTAATATAATTTTTTAGTTTCAGGATTTCTAGCTGATTCAGTTATTAAATTTACTTTATTAACAATATTATTTAATCTTGTATCGGTTTTGTAAGTAGCATTATTTTTTTGTTCTGATTTTTCTGATTCTTGTGTATCTACATTATATCTCAAAATTTCATCAGTAATTGGAATTAATATTTTTTTGTGAAATAAGTATGCAATTTTACGATCGTCAGATAATAAATTTGATTGGATTGCTACTTCTGGATCCAAATTTTCTTCAACATCACCTAATGAAACTAATTTATAATCATCTATTAAATTATAATAATCATCCGGAATTCCTGTTTTTCTATCTTCAATATTAAAAAGAGCTTCTAATGAAGCAAAATCAGTTTCTTTTATTCTAGCTTCGATAATAGTAATATATTTGAATTCAGCATCTTGAATACTAGATGATTCCAAGATTAAAGAAATTTCTTTTTTATCTGATTTAACATATAGTTTTCTAAATAATAATGTAATTAATATATTGTGTTCACCTAGTTCGGGTTTTTTCTTAGGATCCATAAAAGCCATAACATTCTCAATTCCAATATCATTAAAAATATTAAGTATTTCGGTGGTGGATTCATTTTGAGGAAGAGCTGAGAAATTTTTATTTTTAAAGTCATCTAATTTCAAAAGGGTAACTGTAGTATAATAAGCTAGGTATATATCAACTAGTTCACTAATTGCTAAACTATCTAAAGTCAATATACTATTTGAAAGATTAAATATCTTTTCTACAAATATCTTTTCATCATTTTTAGATTCTACATCTTCATTATCATCTTTTAAACATGATCGTAAAATTAAATAATATAGAATATATTTTTCTATTATTTGGGATACTTTCTTTTTGTTTTTATCATCAGTGATTAAATCATATATTTTAGAATAATTAATATTATTTATTATTTTTTCGTAAGAACTAACAAACCCAGCAACATCTTTTTTTATAGGTTTATTAAACGTATGACCAAGTAATAAATTAAATTGGTCTTCTATAAATTTATCAATATCTGTTATTAACATGTTTCTCTATAATATGAATAATGAAAAAAATAATATTTTTTCTAAACCTATATTAAGAATATGAGTGATCAATATCAAAATTATAAAATAGCTAAGATGAATTTAATACAAAAATATTCAAAAAAGAGTAATAGATTACGCAGAGCTAGCTCTAATTTGGATTCTTTTGTAACTATAAATGATTTTTTAGCAAATGAACAAAGTTTGGGTCCTGGTGCAGATCCAGGTGAAATATTATATGGTTATAGTAAACCAGAAAATATAGCTAATTATATCAAAATATTAATAAATCAAATAAAATTCAATAAAGTAGTTTGTGTAACAAATTATACATTAAAATTTGGACCAAATTATATTGTAGAAAATTCAATTCAATATAATGTAACTAGAGATGAATTACTAATTCCTCATGATTTAATAAAACAATTACAAAAATGCAGAAAAAATAGATTTATATATATTTATTTTGATATTATTTGGGAACAACAACCAGGGGGACATGCGAATATGATACTTATAGATACAGTTAATCAAACAATTGAAAGATTTGAACCTCATGGGCATCATATGACACGTGATAAAAATAAAAAAATTTTGAAAGGAATAGATACCAAATTTAATGATAAATTACTAAATTATTTAGGATTAAAAAATTATGCATATATATCACCTATTGATATATCACCTAAAAAAGGTGTTCAGATTAAGGCAGATGCATATTATGGGATGTGTTTAACATATAGTATAATGTATTTACAACTTCGAATTATGAATCCAGATGTTGATCAAGCAGAAATTATAAAATATATAATAAATAAACCACGTGATGAAATATATGATATTATTCTTCGATATGCAAAGTATATTGAAGATAAATTAAAAGAACATTCTCTAGAAATTGTTGATCACAATAATGAATTATATAGTAAAATATTTATAAAAATAAAAAAATTTATCGTTGTAAACAAGCGTAATGAAATTGATTTAATTGAATATTAAAAAATTATATTTAAGTCATAAATTAATATTCCAATGAGTAAATACGTATGTAAATAATGAATACCTGTATGTGTAGATATAATACCAACTATATTATATTCCCATGAATTATGATCTCTGTCACATAATTGATTTAATTTTTTAGTTATTTCACATTGATAATTATTAAAATACCAATGTAATAAAATTACAAGAATCATAAGTACGTGAAATTTAATTTCATTAATTGTTTCATTAATAAATATACCAAAATAACCATAGATATCAATCATATGATGTAATAAAAAGATAGTTACTGTAATAAAATTAATATTCTTACATGTTGTAAAATATGGTAATGTTACTAAAAGTTGGATCACATAAAATAAAATAAATAATTGTGTCTTCATATTATTAAAAAATAAAATTGATTTTAAAGATTTATTACTATTAAAAAGAAAACAAACATGGATATTATTCAAACTTATTTATCATCGAATCCTACTTTCAATATTGATGCATTAGTTAAATTTATATATAGTCAAATACCTAATAAACCTTACCATCATAGAATTCATTATAAAAAATATCCAGAACATAATTTAGTTCAATTATTTACCGAGTCTTCTCAAGAATATTCCAAGAATCAATTATTTAATGCATGTAGAAGTATTTTATTTGATACGGTTAATAATAAAATTATTTCTTATAGTCATCCTAACATTGAATATATAAATCAACTTCCTGAAAATTTAGAAGAAACTTTATTCACTGAGAGCCACGAAGGTACATTAATTAGTGTATTCTATTATAATAATAAATGGTTTTATGCTACACGTCGTGAAATTGATATGTATAAAACACATAAGATAAGTAGTAATTTTAAATCAGAATTATCACATGGTTTAATGTTTGAAGATGCATTATCTAAATTAAATATGACAAAAGAACAATTTGAATCTAAATTAAATCCTGAAAATCAATATTATATGGAATTAGTTCATTATCAAAATACATTTAATATTAGTTTTGAATCAAGATTTGGTGATAATTATGCTAAATTATTTTTATTATTTATAAGAAATGGTATGAGTATAATTCCTGGATCTATAGAAAACATAGAAAATAATCCTGTATTAAGCTTAGATCAGGTGAAAATGAATTTAAGTGATCCTAATACAGTAGTAGAAGGATATATATATCAAAAAGATCAAAATATATGTAAACTTCTTCACCCTTCCTATTATGAAAAGATGAAGTTTAATCCTGGATTACGTACTGTTCAAGAACAATATATTTATTTATATCAAAAAGATCTTTTATTGGAATATGTTACTAAAAATAATAAAGTTGTGTATAAGACACCAGAAATTGGTGAATCTGTAGAATCTGTTGGAATAACAGCTAGTATATTTTTGTATGTTGGTCAAAGATTATTAGATATTTATTATAAATTTAATAATAATAGTATGGTTCACAAACAGGAGGAATTATTTAAAAAATTATTTCAACAAGATAATAAATATTATTTAATTTTTCATATATTAGGAATGATGAAAGGAATTCACAAGAATAAACAATTGAATATATTAGAAATGAAGAGATTGTTAAAGTATAAATTAGTGGCTAGTGATATATGGAAGGTATTTAATGAAATATTAGCGTTTGAGAATAATGAAAATATATTGACTCCTTGGGGTAATTTAATAGTTAAGTTGTTTTAGAACAACAATAGTCGTAGACTAAACTTTTCTAAAGTTTATAGTCGTAGACTAAGCTTTTCTAGCCTACGGCTATACAAAATTGTCAGATCATAGTTTTCAACTAGATCGACAATTTTTAATAATTGAAAAAATAAAGTATAAGGATTTTATTATATAGTAATATAATAAAATGGAGAAAGTTACTGCAAAAATTATTACAAATAACAAATGTACCGGAGATTATTCCAACTCTAATATTGAAATTGAATTAACTGGCATCACCTTTCATTATGCAAATATGTTGCGTAGGGTTATGAAAACATATATTCCAACTTATGCATTCCCTTACGATCAAATTAAAATTACAAAAAACTCTAGTATTGTTAACAATGATCAAGTAAGAGAAAGATTAGCAAATATGCCAATTATGTATGTAAATAATAATGAAGACACCGTAAAGCATTTTTTGAATTATTATGATGGTAAATCTGAAAAAGAGAACTTTTTTACAATGTTCGTTTCATATAAAAATAAAACTGGAAAATTAGCCCTAGTTACTACAGACATGGCCAAGTTTTATTATCTTGGAAAAGAAATAAAGTCCCCGTATAAGAAACCTTTTTTGTTTGTAAAGCTAAATAACAATGAAGAATTTGAATGTACATGTGAAGCAAGAATTGGTTTGAACTTGGAAGAAAAGTATGCAAATCCTGCTATTTATGATTGTGTAGCTGCATGTGCATATGAACAGCTTGAAGAAAATAAATTTATATTTAGATTTGAATCTAAACAACAATTTGACGAGAGAGAAATTCTTCGTCGTGGATTATCTTGTTTAATTATGAGATTAGAGTTTTTGAATAATTTGGTAAATGAAAAGATTGGTGTAGATCAACAAAGAGAAGGTATTTTGGAAATTCCTAATGAAGATATGACATTGGGTGGTATTTTAGGATATATTTTACAAATGCATGAAGATAGTGAATTTGTAGGTGATCATCAGCCAAATATTGCAATGAGAAATTTACAGATTAGATACAAGACAAAATCAAATATTACGAATATATTTAATGAATGTGTGGATAAACTTATTGTGTCTTTGAAGAGTATTGCTCGTCAATTGAAGTTGGATTTGATTGAAATTTAACATATGAAATACGTTAAATCATAATTAAAAATTTATTAATTTTTATTTGAAATATAAGTATCTGAAAAATTGAAAAATTAATATATTAAAATATCTAATAACTATTTTAATGTAGCCTAAAATGCAAATTAATCAGGATTCTATCTACCAAGAGGCCAAGAAGATTACTAATAAGGTTGTTAACGAACTTTTCAAGAACACACAAAATATTCCAAAGCGTGAGATAACATATGTAGAGGCTGTGGATGATGTAGAAATTATGGTTCAAATTCATGAACTTGTTCAGACAATGATTGAGCGACGTAATTCACGATATTTGGCAAATATCCCGCCTAATTAATTTCTTTAAAAAGTTGAAAATAAAATCTAATATTTTTGAGCATATTATAATCAAGAACATGTATTTGCCTAGTATCGAAGATTTAAAAATAACTCATTACAAGGATTATTTATATGTAAAAGATATATTTCTACTAACAAATTTTAGTAATGAAATAGATATAAATTTTTGTCAGAATGGTAAAATAATGAGTGAATCATTTTATTCTAAATTTGATTTGCATTATTTTTTCACTCACAGATTAACAAATGAAATGCATCAAATTATTGCTAATTATGCACATAATTATGATATATCATGTGGTACTACAATTTTTGAACTAAGATATATTTTAATTAAAATATATCTCCGTTATTACAATGTTTATCTTAATAATATGATGCCTGATGGAGTAGTAAGATTAGTTGGTCATGTCCCACCTAAGGATCGGTTACTTAATTTTCTTAATAGAATGATTATTGTTATGGAAAAGATTGATGATAATACTTGGATGGATTTTAATCCTGATGAACCACGTTATCTAATTTTAAAAAATGATTTATCAATAAGAGAAATGATAGATTAAACTACACTCTAAATAGTAAGTTCTCGTTCCCCATACAAAAATAATTTACCACCTGTTTTAGGCATTCTTTTAAATTCCTTCGAATCTTCTTCTGGATACAATCTCTTTTCTACTAATCCTGTCATAATTTCAAATAATTTAATTTCAACATTGTTATCATAAATCTTTTTATTTTCTTTAACATTAATAAACTTTGCAATAGGTAAATTTTTCATATCATTAACATATTTTTCATATTCATTCTTTTTATCATCATCCCAGCATGGAACCGCCATGTGAATATGAAAAACATCTTTAATAAAATTAAAAGTATATTCTTCAACTACAGGTAATTTAGTTACAAAAATAATAATTTTATCTTCTATTTTTTGATAAATTTCATTAAATTCTTTTGGATCATTTGATTTAAATATTTTAAAATATTTTTTTAATTTATTGTTTAAATTTGTTACATATTTCATGGTATAATCAGGATCAAAACACGAAATTATGAAAACTAATTTTTGATTTATTCTATAATAAGCTTCAAATATATTTTCATTTGTTTCAGAATCTTCAGACATGTAATAAGTTAATAAAATAAAAATATATTATTATTATAAAATAATATAATAATGACTGAAAATAGAGTTTTATTATTTGATTCAAATGATACTTTTTGTAATGATATAATACAAGAGTTTAAAAATAATAATTTGTTAAAAGAAACAACTTTAATTGATAAAATTATTATTAATCCAAATAAATTACATCCTGTATTAAAACAATGTTTTATGAAATATCAATTACCTGTATTATTATTACCAAATATTCAACAACCAATTGAAAGGCATATGATAAAAGGATGGATAAAAACAATAAAATCATTTAATATTAAAACAAACAATATTAAAACAAAAGATACAATTGTAAATGAACCAAGTCCTCAAGATAAATTAGGAATTCCAGTAGTAGAAATAAAAAAAATTTCAGATAATTATACATTTCTTGATGATAAATCTACAATTAAAGCATTTGAAACACCTAATTCTAATAATTTAATTTTAAATGATGATACATTCATAACTCAAGTAGTAGAAAAAAATCAATCTAATAATACAGATCAGAAATCTAGAGTACTTAAAATGATTCGTGCAAGAAACAAATAAATAAAAAATTTACATAAAGAGTGTTATATTTATATATAATATATTATGACAACTCAATTACCCGAACTTGCACGTAAAAGATACGTTGAATTTATTGATAGTTTTAATAATTTAAATCTTGTTGATTATAAAATTGATGTAGAATCATTTGACTACAAAGAAAAATTATTAACATTTTATAAAAGTATTTCATCCGATGACAAATTATTTAAATTTTTAGTAGCAAGAGACAAACTTCTTTTTCACAAAAAATACAAGTTAAGCTTTTTACCCAAAATAAATCTCTACAACTTGATTGAATCCAATATAGATGAAAGTCTTAATAGTTTCGTATGGGAAACTATTCAAATGATTTTTTTAATCATTGCTGACAATCAGAATGAATTAACAAAAAAGCAAGATCAAATTGATGCATTATTAGATAGACTAGATGGTTTAGGCAAGAAAAAGGGAGCAATTGATCTTAAGAGAATTACAAGTGTAATTTCAAAGATTGATTCTTCTACCTTATCTGAATTTTTAAGTGTAGCTGGATTAGACAAGATTGATTTTTCATCTGTAGATATAAAACAATTTCAAGATATTAAGAGTTTTACACCTGATAAAATTAAAGAAATTATTTCATTAACTGGAATAGATAAGATTGATGTAAATGGTGTAATTGAAAAGTTATCTGAAAAGGGTGATGGTGTAAAAGGTCAAACATATATTCAATCAATTGTAGAAAAGTTAATTGATGATTATAGCAGAGAAGTTGGTAAAGATAAGATGGACACTATTTTAGATTTTGCAATAGAAAAGGCTCAAGATAAACTTCAAGAATTCATTAATGATGGTACTTTAAGTATTTATGATATTATTGCTGGAACCAAAAATCTAAAAGAAAACAAGAATGAAGCCTTAACTGAAAAGTTGAAGAATTCTAAATTATTCAAGGATGGTAGTACAATTTCTGTTAAAGAAATTATATCTAGATTTACATCTAGAATTATGACACAAGTTGGTCTTCAAAAGGCTACTGGTAATTTAAGCCAAGATCAATTAACTGGTTTAGAAGAATTCTTAAAGAGCCAGAAAATTTAATAATTTTCTGTACGATATTGTCAGATTTTATCGATAATATCTAAAAAAATATAATATAAAAACTTTTATCAATAATAAATATCTTTATTATTAATAATGGATAAACTAAATGATGAGCAAAATAAATCATTCATTGAAACATTCAAATTAAAAATAGACACTAAGAAATTATTAAACTTTGATCCTACCAATCGTGATGGATTAATTATGTTTGGATTATATATTGGTATTATATTATTTATATTTAAAAAATATGCATTTGGTATAATCTTTGGGTCTATATCTATGTTACTATATTTTACTAAGAAAGAACCAGTGAAAGAACCATGTAGAGAATCATCTATAGATAATCCTTATCAAAATACATTGTGGGATAATGATGGATTAAAAGCATGTAAAGCAGATAAGAATAAGCAACAAGAAAATTTTGAAGAAAATTTGTATCGTAATGAAACTGATTTATTTGATCGTAAATCAATGCAAGATTGGTATTATACGATTGAAGATCGATATCCGAATGATATTAAGGAATTAATTAAGTCGTATGATTCTAGGGGAAGGTGCAAGGCGGATAATGTGAATTGTGTAGTGCCTAGTTTTTTCCTACAATAGTAGGAAAAAACGTATTGTTCTTTAGAACTAGCTTCTTTTTACAATAGTCATATAAAGAAGCGTATTGTTATTTTATAACTAGTTTTTTCCTACAATATCTTTGCCTAGGGCAATACGATATTGTCAGTCTTAAACTCTTCGAGTTTAACGACGACAATATCTAAAAATTGAAAATCCAACACCATATCATTAATTATAACAAATAGTATTGTAGAGATATCATGGAATCTTTCTGTCTCAGTGAAATCAGTAATTACAACCGTCTCAATTCCAGAGACATTACATTTGTAGGAATTGGAACTACTCCTCGTATTACTAATCTTGATCAATTCACTGATAGAATTGATCAAGTTATTCCCCTATTTATAAAAAATATTAAAGAAAAGACAATCCGCTTAATTCATTTTGATTCAGGATTTGAACATTGTATTGATTTTCTTCACGTATATTTCCAATCAAAAAACTTTACATATGACAATCAAGAAATGATGCACATCTGGAGATCTGCTGATCATAAAATCGAAGTAATTATTAATACCTTCTATTTTTATTATGATGAACACAAATTTTTTCTAAATGAACTGATTGAAACATGCTTTACAAATCCTAATAAACATGCTAAATTTATCTTGCAAGATTTTACTGGTATTGATTCTTCACATATGTTTACCCAATTGTATAATGAAACTAGTATCCCACAAAAGAATATGTTTCGGGAAAAAATTCTCTTTGATATTAGTTACGGTAACAATCATTGTGATCTTGATTTGATTAAATATGAACCAATTTATGATCCGAATGGTGATTTTATTAATATTTTGCTTATGGATATTAATGAACTTCGGATATATTTAGATTATCATCCTTTGATTAAAGAACATGTTCAAAAATTTTACATTCAAAAGTATAGAAGTATTACGGATGTTATTCCAGTTGATATTAGACGAAAGATGCTACGTGAATCAGGAAAAAGTAGTCTAGATCTTATTTCCTATGACAATTTGTACACAGTGAATTCATCATATGAGGATATCATGAAAATTTTTAATGCAAATCTAATGCCAATTATTGAAATATTCCGTGAAATTAATTTTATGAATCCTGAAAAGGAATTTATTATTAATGAAATAATGACAAATTATAAGAATTATACATTGTATTCAACGCCTAGTATTTATGATTGGTCAACTTTATTTGTAAAAATTGTTAAATAAAATCAAAATTAATAAAAATTAATGATTCGTATTCATCTTGATAAACTGCAATAAATTCATTTAAATTATTTCTATTTATTTGATTATAGTTACTTATAAATAATACTTCATCAGAATTAATAAAAGATGGATCTATTTTACAATATCTATTAGAATATCGAATATTACCAAATAAAGCAGTATCAAATGGTTCAATTTCAATATTGAATTGAATGCTTGGATCTAAACTTGCAAAATATTTTTTTAATATACTCATAGATTCATTGGTAAAAGAAAGTTTTAATTTTTTGAAACCATAAATAAACATATGTAAAAGAATTTCAAAATTATCTGATAATTGTTTTGGAGATATTTCATTTTTATCTAAAACATCTATTTCTACACAAATAGATTTAGGTGGTTTAGGATCTTCTGCAAAGATTGTTTCGAACAAATCAAAAATAGACTTTTCCATTTTATTTTATTTAATTTCTTGTCTTAATATATGTATCGAACTGAAGAAAAATTAAAATTTGTAGATTATAATAAATTTATTGATAAGATTGAAGAAAGTAAATGTAATCAATGTACCAAGAATCCCAATCCCGAATCTAGACCAACTAGTTACAACCCCACAATAAGTGCAACAAATACAATCGGTTTCGTCCCTACCAATAGAAATTATAATTACCAAGATGTAAATACTGAAAATGGTTTATTATTTGCAACAGTTAATAGAGAAAAAAAAGAAATTATAGAATCAGAAATGCCCAGATTAAATAGTGTAGAACCATTTGGTGCTATAAATTCAAATGTATTTTCATCTGATAATACTGAATCTAGTATCAATGATACTAAATCAACATTTTATGATGGTTCTAATGATGTATTGCGTGGAATTGTACAAGAATATAACAGAGTAAAAGACAAGGGTGAATATTACACATATAAATCAACTCACAGAAGAAAGAATATTGATTTATCATTATACATGCCACCTGCTGAAAAAATTATGGGTAGAGGTTTTGGAGATCCTAACATGTATGAAAAAATTTATTTAGGTGAACAAACAAGAATGAATGACTGGAGACCAATTGAAGGTTCTGCTCCTAGAATAAATGATGTACCTTATTATTTAACTGCGTTACCTGTATTTAAAGATTTAGGAGGAGCTGACACTAGATATTTAAACATGAAAATTAGAAGCTAATTATTTTAATATTTTATAATCTATTAAAATAATTTTATAAGATAAGAGTATATATATAAATGGCAGGCATATTCGATAGATTACCTTACGATCAATGTGCAACACAACAATATACAATTGAAACTAAATCACCTGAATTATATCAAATTTTTCTCCCTTATAATGAAAACAATATGACAACTTCAATTAACGCGGGAGCTAAATTAGCTCAAACTTTAGTAAGCAAAGACCGCAGAGTAGAAATAGAAAATGATCTACTTTTAATAAATTTACCTGGCACAAAATGCGCGAATGCTAAATTTCAAGCATGCGAACCTTCAGGCAAAAATAAATGCGAATATGAAAATGTAGTAGTCCCCAACTTGGCCGACAGAGATATCGTTCCTACAAACATGGCTAGATTTAAATAAATCTATAATTCACAGATTTGACGTTTCAAATAATTAAATAAATAATTAAAGTAAATTAAAAAATCATATTTTATTAATGATTTTTTAAATTTTTTTTATATAGAAATAGTATAGTATAGAATGGCTGGTATTTACGCAGGAACTAAATATGATTCATTATTTCAAGAAGAATTAGTAACACAAACAGTTACACCCGGACATTATTCAATTGATGTTAATACTTGGGATAATAATGCAAAGTGTGCATCTTTTAATGGTCCCAGATCTAACAGAAATTATGCTACAGGTGAAGTTGATACAGGTGACAGAGCATTACGTGTAGATGTAGAAAATCAATTAGCTCGTGATTATTCAGATACAAAGTATTTAAGCGGAAATACTTTAGAAGAAAAGAAAAAAAGATTGTTATCAACAGTTAATAACTTTACTGCCAATAATTCAGACTGCTCTAATTTTTTAGATGAAAAGAATTCTATATTAGATATTGATAATAAAATGTATCGTGAAATGGCATTTGATGTAACATTTACACCCATTATTGATCCTAGAGAATGGGTCTTTTATGGCAACGGTGAAGCCATGGGAAATAATCGTGAAGGAAGAAGTAGCAGATATGACACCAAATTAGATCTAGAAAAGAAAATTAATTTTATTAGAAACGCTGCTTCTAATATCGTACCTGAAAAACAATAAACTATTACAAATTATTATTATATATTTTTTATTACATAATAATAATATGGAAGTTCTTGCCACAATAGGTTTAGTAGGATTAGCTGGAAAATATATTAGTGACAGATTTAATAATAATACTGATGATAATTATATTAGTGAAGATTACACTGATGATGATACCATAGAAGTAGATAAAAATTATTCTGTTCAAGAAACATATGCTACAACTGCAAATGGATTTGATCAAAAGAAAAGAGTTCAAGATACAATGGATAGAGTTACAAAAGAAAAGAGAATATTATCAGAAGATCCTCATAATAAAAATATTATACCACCTCTTTTCAATAAAAGAATTTATTCATTAGATAAAGAAAATAAATATTTGTCTGCTTCTGAAGGTAAGCAATTTGAAGATACCCGCGGAGAATCAATGTTAGATATCTATAAAAATACCAGAAATTTAATGGAAGGTCCTGTTAACACTTTGACTACTTTAGATGAGCAATTCTCTCCAATAATGATTGATCGTAAGCAAAAACCGGTAGCAGAAAATCAAGGAAAATTAACCCTGCCTTCTAATTGGACACCTTTTAAAAGTGGGGATGATGATATGACTTATCAAATCTTTAACAAAGATGAATTGATTCATAATAACATGCAACCTTATTTTAAAGATCGTGGTCAATTAATTACCCAAGAAAATTCTAGAAATCTTGAACAAACATTAGATATTTACACTGGTTCATCAAGATTTTATTTTGCTAAAAGAGAAGTTCCAAATATAGTTGAAAATTTTGAAGGTGGGTTTTCTACAGCATATCAACCAATTCCTCAATTATCTTATACTCGTGGTACCCCTGTTCAAATTGATTTAATTAAAGATAGATACTTTACTGGTAAAGAAAAGAGAAATGATTTACCTTTTGAACAAGTTAGAGTAACACCTGGTTTAAATATTGGAGCCTATCAAGATGGTAAAACTGGTTTTCAAGATCCTTATCAACCTAAAGAATCTACTATTGATGACTTACGTCGTAAAGACAATCCTCAACTTTCTGCTACTCAACCATCTATTCCTGGTGCGCATGGTTTTGGTAAGAGTGCAATTATTGGTGATGTTGTTAATAAGAAACCTCAAACATATGGTACATTAGGTGTAGATTATGAATTATTTGGTAATTATGCAGAAGTTAATGGACCAACTGATCCTGGTAACTGGAGTTTTGATAAAGCTCACCGTGGTAAAGAAGAAACACTTGAACAAGGTCCTGCTGGTAGTAATAATAAGGAATTAATTCCTGATATTTCTAACTTTGGTAAGATTAATGATCCTTTCAAACGTTTAATGCCTGGATTTGTTCAATCTGTTCCTACCAACCATACAAATATCCCTGTATTAGATCCTGCTAGTTATAATAATCCTATTACTCAAAGATCAACCGCTAATTCTACATATACTGGTGGTATGAGTCAAGCAGAAGGCCAAGCCGGTGAAGTATCTCAATATCAATCATTAACTACTAACAGATTTAATACAAATGCGAATTTTACTGGTTCTATGGGTAGTGGTGGTGGAGCGGGTGATATGTCTGAATATCAACCAATGTATACTAACAGACTTACAACAAATGATAAATATACAGGTGTAATGGGTGGTAGTAATGCTGGTGATATGTCTGAATACCAACCAATGTACACTAACAGAATTACAACTAATGATCATTTTACAGGTGGTTTAGGTGGAAGTGGTGTAGGTGAAATGTCTGAATACCAATTTTTAGAAACACAAAGATTTAATCAAAATGCTAATTACACTGGTGTAGTTGGTGGTGGCAATAATACTGGTGAAGTATCTGAATACCAATTTTTAGAAACACAAAGATTTGATCAAAATGCTAATTACACTGGTGTAGTTGGTGGTGGTAATAATACTGGTGAAGTATCTGAATATCAATTTACAACAACTAATAGATTTGATATGAATGATAATAATATGGGTACTATGGGTAATGGTGGTCAAATGGGATCAGGTGAAGTATCTATGTATCAACAAACACCTACTAATAGATTTGTCAGTAATAGTTTAATTGGTACTGGTGGTGATCAAATTGGTGGTGGTGGTTATTGGTCTACTAATACTGATCCCGTATCTACTATGAGAGTCGTATCAACTGATATGACTGGTCATGTAGGATCTCAAAATATGGGTGGTTATATAGCTGAAACTACACAAAATATTCCAACATACAGACAAGAACAAAATTTTAATTATAATGGTCCTATCCAAACAGCCAATGGTGCAGAAATGACCACTACTGGATCAGGTGAAAGAAATATGTATTTCAGAGATGATAAACAAGCATTATTAAAGAGATTACCTCCTACACCGGTTAATGCATTTGTTGGTCCTACACCTGAATCAATGTACTCTATGCAAATGAAAACAATACCATCTACCGTAATGACTCAAATGGGATCCTTGCCTAGTACCGATTATTTACCATTTTCGTTTAAGGAAAAGAATATTCAAATCCCCTCTAGTTATACAGGATATAATCCATTAGAAATGTTACAAAATAATCCATATGTAAATAATGTAGTATTTCAATCTATTCCTAATTTAGAAAATCAAACAGTTGGTTATGGTTCAATGAATATTGGAAATAATAATTCTAATAATTCTGGATTGTTTTTTCAAAACTCCAATTATCAATAAGCAAAATAAATAAGTTTACTACTATTATTTATTTTGGCTCTTAATTATAATGAATAATTATATAGATATTATTAATACAAATATAGAAACACATTTGAAAAAATATTTTAAAGAAAATGATCCAATGATGGAAGTCTGTAAATATTCACTGCAATCTGGAAAAAAAATCAGACCATCAATAAGTTTGGACATTTGTAAATCTTTGTTAAATTCAACAGAAAATGTAGAATTTCCTAGTTTATTAGTTGAATATTTACATACCGCATCTTTAATTATTGATGATTTACCGTGTATGGATAATGCTTCAACTAGAAGAAATAATCCTACTACTCATGTTAAATTTGGTGAAGCAGTTACACAATTAACAAGTATTGTATTTGTATCGTTAGCAATGGATGCATTAAATCAAGGTATTAATTTGGATAAAGAAAAAAAAGAAGAATTGACCAAGATTGGATTTATTGTATTTTCAAAACTATCAATGATCTTGGGTAATGAAGGTATTGCAGGTGGTCAATTATTAGATTTAGCTATGACTAATCATAATATTAATAAAATGTATAATCAAAAAATAGATTTGAATGAAATGATAGTTAAAAAAACAGGGGCATTATTTGAATTAAGTTTTTTAGTTGGATGGTTATTTGGTAAAGGAAATACAGATAATATTGATGATGTTAGAAATGCTTCGTTATATTTTTCAATGATTTATCAAATATTAGATGATTTAGATGATGTTACGGAAGATAACCCAGAGAACAATAATTCTAGTAGTTCTAGTAACTACGCGAACAATAACCTACAGAATAATAATTCTAGTAGTTCTAGTAACTACGCGAACAATAACCTACAGAATAATAATTCTAGTAGTTCTAGCAAAAACTATGTCATAACACACGGGAAAGAACAAAGTATATCAGACTGTTTAAAATATGTTAATAAATTCAAATTGGAAATGATTAAACTAAGTATATATAGTGATTATTTTAAAGAATTAATGATTTACGTTAAAGATAAGTTAAATAAATATATATAGAAATTATGAGTTTTACGTCATTTGGATATGAACAAGAAAATGGATCAATATTTTATATTAATACTGTTTATATGACAATTGAAGAAGTACATAAATTTTTATTATTAAAAACTATTCCAACTCATGACGGAAAATTTAAAACTTCTCCATCTATTACCGAGTATTACAATGATAGTGATTCTAATTTAATGATTGTATATATGTTAGATGGTAGTGCACAAATAAAAAGAAATGGATTTTCTGGTGTATTTATATTTTTTAATTAAAGATGAGATATTATATTATTTATATATAATATGCAACTCTTTCTTTTATTCTTGGTTCTTGCATTTGGCGACGCAACATATTCTAAGTCATATTTACGTAGCGAACCTGAAAAATTAAAAAATGAATATATTCAACAAGGTGTTCAATATGTAAAAACTGGTATATTTGAATCTGCACAAAATGGTAATACTAAATTTATAACTCAACCGATACTTGATTGTACTGATATTGCAAAAATATCCGTAGAAAATTGCATACGTAGTGATAATTGTGAAAAAGTATTTCATGATCCAAAGAATTGTGAATATGTTAAAAGTCAAATATATAATAAGATTGTTACAGAATTTCCTGATTGTGAGATTATTTATTCTGAACAGTCAAAAAGATATATAATTATGTGGTAACTCACTTTACCTTTGGTTAAGTGGTAACACTACCTTTGGTTATGTGGTAAAGTGGTACCGGCAAATACCGATGTTAAGTACTTAACATCTGGTAAATTTGTCACTTCACGCTAATATAAAGTATTATGACATTAATAATTAATGGCATTATTCTTAGACGTTGAAACAACCGGTCTTCCAGATAACAAGGGTTTACCTTATGGAAAATATCCTTTATGTAATTTGCTAGATAAATATGAAAATGCACGAATTGTTCAAATCTGTGTAATGTTATGTAATGAAAAGTTTGAGGAAATAGTAACCAAAGATTATATTATTAAAGTAGATTTTGATATCCCAAATTCTGCATTTCATAATATTACTAATGAGATCTCTCAAACCAAAGGAATATTATTCCCTACTGTAATGAAAGAAATTAATGAATTACTAAAACAAGCATCTCATATATTTGCACATAATAGTGATTTTGACATTAATGTATTGAAAAGTGAATTACATCGTGCAGGATTAGATGATATTATTAGAAAAATAGATAATAGACGTGTGATTTGTACTATGAATCACACACGAAATATAGTTAAAATTATGAATTATTATGGAATTAAGGATCCTAAATTAAGTGAATTATATAAATTTGCTACCAATAAAGAATTGAGTAATGCCCATAATGCAAAATATGATGTTATTCATTTACACGAAGCAATAAAAAAATTATATGATGATAATAAATTAATTTTTCCATTAGAATTAACTAAAGGTGAAACATCAAATAAAAAAGCTAGATTATAGAGCATGATACACATGATTTAGGTTTAGTTTCATTTAAAACTAAAGCTGGATTTCTAATTACCATCATTCTACCATGAGGAGTACTATTGTGAATATGTTGAGTTGCAGTAGGAATACCTAATTTAGTAAATACAAAATCACGTTGAAATAAACCATTTGCATTAGCTACATTACTAGAATAATTAATAAAAAGATAGTCACATGCATTATCAGCAATACTATTCGTGTTAAACATAGATGCACCATATCCTAAATTATATTCATGCTTAATGTAATATTGGGTATGATTACCATAGCAATCGGTATCGTCAAAATATTGCCATGAATGATAAAATGCTTTATTGTGAGGTAACCAATTATTATCCGTATCATTGGTATCATAAGGAAGTCTGCACATAGGATTATGATCTTCATCATAAAATGTAATTACACAGCTATTTAATAAAGTAGCCCAAATATTTTGATCAAATGAAAAAATACATTTGTTTAACATAGTATAGTAATCCGGATTGTCTTGGGTTGGAAAATCAAAGGTAGATAAATCAGATAATTTACCAGAAGCACTTTGAGTTTCAAAGGGTGTTGTAAATGAACCTGAAAATGTTTTGTCCCAATTGGCAGCAGGATCTTTATAGTAATCAGATAGATCAGAATTAATTTGATAAATCGTTGTTTCAATTCTAACACTTAAACTAGAAAAGGATCCAGATAAATTAGGTGGGGTATTAGTAGCATAATTACTAATTAACCCAGCAAGGATATTGGCAGCGATTGAACCAGCAGGACCTAAGAAACTACCGATTGCCCAAAAACAACCACCAATAAAATTAATAGCTACTTGCATACCCTTATCTGTTGTGTTTGTTTGGTTAAGAAGAACATATGCATTATTTAATTTAATATTTGCATTGGTTAAAACATCACGATTGTAATTAATAATATTATTAATATTAGTTTGAACTTTCTTAATTTGATCAGGAGTAGGTGCTGACATAGTATATAATAAAATTAGTTTGTTAGTTTTATATTTAAAATATAATGTATATATATGTCTTCTCAAAAAATATATCAAACGAAAGCAATGTCAGATTTATTAATTATACAAGATACTAATTATTCAAATCAATTTTATCATGAAATTGGTGATGGAAAAAATGTAACTGCATTTTGTAGCCCAAGAGTAGCATTAATTATAAATAATGATGATTGGTTAACTGAAACAGCAACACCAATATCTAATTTATATTCTTCAAATCCAATTAAAATTATGGAAAAAGAACATCCAGCAACACAAATATTTAGTACTCCAAGTGGTCTTGAAGTAATGGGTGCTGCACTTTTAGGATTAGAAAATCTTGTATCAGCATTTGTTAATTTAGAAATAACCCCTAAACCTTTAGTTTTAAATCCATATAATGATCGTCCAATACGTGTAGAAGTTTCATATCTTGGAAATGCAGGAGGATTAGGATCAATGGGAAGATCAGGAATAGCACTTGGTCCTGGTTTTATTAAAGAATATTTAAATTCTATAATAGATCCAAAGGGATTTAATTTATGGCGTAATACATTTTGGCAATTAGATAATCCTATTGATAAAATACCTCCAATATATTATCAACATGCAATGGGATATGAATTATGTAGAAATTATATTCCAACTGAATGGTTTGATATAGGAGTATATTTTAATTATTATATGAGTACAAGTAATCAACGATATGATAATCCTGCAGACATCCAACTTGATACATCCTTTCCAGGAGTTTTAATTCCAAATGGAATTATAGATACATTAGGAGTATTTTTAGTAGCAGATATGAATCCTATTGCAGGTCTTTGTTATGCGGATTGGTCATTACAAAGTTATTTAATTAGAAATATAGCCCATTTAGAAATGTATGTTAATAATGAAGATCCATGGGAAAAAACATTTTTATATGCTCATATAGAATGGGCACCAACAATGGGTTTAGATAATATATATGCTGGTTTATTAGCCATTTTATGGGGATCTTATGGAAGAACAGATTTTTTAAAAAATTTTTTAGCACATGTTCCATCATTACCCCCAACAAATAGTGATGTTAAAATTGCACTTAATAACTTTTTTATTACTTCATGTTATGGGGCTAAATTGAATTTAATTACATATTTTTGGGTATATTTACGTTGGACAATGATAACAGATGAATCAAAAAATACAGTTCAAAAATTATTTGGTGATCCAATTACAACTATGCCAAGTTTTAAAGTTATTTCAGCAGTTCCATTTACTCCAGTATTAGCAACATCATTACATAAACCACCTGAAAAAATTCCTAAAGTATCAACTTATAGAAAAATAGATGTTATTGATATTGTTATTATATCTATATTATCTGGATTAGGTGGTTTAGGGATATTATCATATCTATATTTATATAAACATAATTTAATAACCAAATCCCATTATAGTTCTATTTTTATATATTCGTATATGTTAATCTTAAGTACATCGTTATATGTATGTATCAAGGAATTACCATATGATAGTACTA